AAGGGCCGAGCACTAGGCTCGACCCCGTTATGCCATGCCCCATGCATGGCTCAAAATCTTTCACCCCTTCGCCAAAGATACTCGCACTAAATTTCGTTGCAGCCCAGCCAGAGGCGGCGGAGATAGGGAAGCGGCTCGTGCCTTCTAAGTCTGCTACGATTATCAAAGAGGCAACAAACGTTTGGGTGAGGTCAAAAACATCTGAAGGGATTGCATTCTATAACGCTCTTCCTTGAAATTTAATTAGGGTGCTGGTATGTCTATTGAAATTGATCCTGAAGTTGGGGGGAGTAGTGGCGGCGGTGGGGGGACAGGGGCTTTCCCTGTTGAAGAGTTTACCGGGACCGCCAAAAATCTTGTTGTCGCTGACGATCTAAAATTTTTTGCCATGGATAATGCGGCGGCTCAAACTGTCACCATTCCGGACAATGCCGCCGAATCTTTTCCAATTGGGGCTGAAATGGAATTTATAAGAGAAAATGCTACAGGAACGGTTACCTTTGCTGTTTCCGGTGCTGCCGTCCTTCAATCCAGGGACGCATTGGTTACGATCAACGCCCAATATTCTGCAGCCACCCTGAAGAAAATTGATACTGATGAATGGCGGTTGATTGGGGATTTAGCATGAGCATAGGCATGATTGCATCCCAAGCCTTTTCTCCTAATAAGATTGCTGGATTGAAGCTTTGGCTGGATGCCGCAGACGCTGGAACTATTGTAGAATCCGGTGGGGCGATAAGCCAATGGAATGATAAAAGTAGTGAGGGCAATGATGCCACGCAGTTTGTCGGCGCATCTCAACCAACCTATGTCTTAAATGGCCTGAATTCTCTAAACATAGTACGTTTTGATGGGAGCAATGATTTTTTAGGCTACGATGGAACCTTTCTTGCTGGGACTGATTACACAGTTTTTATCGTTGAACAAAGAGCAAGTGGTAAAGCCAATAACTTCTTCACTGCTATAAGTGCAGGACCACCAAGTGTAAATACGATACTACTTCTTGGGTATCTAACCGACATTGAAATAACTCACGATCAACTTAGCAATGGTTATGAAATAGCTGTTCCGGCCTTTACAGTAAAAATACCAAGAATACATACTTTTACACAGAATTCTGTGGCTGGGAAGAAATACTACCAGGATGGCAGTCAACAAGGAAGTGACGCTAATACCGTCCCTCTAGTCAGTTATATAAATGCGTCAATTGGTAGCTTTCTTGGGATACTTTTTTACGAGGGGGACATTGCAGAGATAATTATGTATCCCAGCACGCTTTCCGATGGAGAAAGAGGACAGATAGATGTTTATTTATCTAACAAATGGGGCATTGCACTGGCATGAGTTTTTTAGTTTGGAATAATCAAGGAGATGCCGAAATTTCTTTGACAGCGATCGATTTTACATACGGTTGCCCGCATTTGGCTAAAAATGGCTATAGGATGGATCGGTGGGATTTTGTTGTTAAGTCGAACACGACCAATGATCACGGATTTTATAAACCGGAGGAAAGGTTAGGCATGGAGATGGATGATCTTATGCCAGTTTTAATGCCAGGGTATACCGAGCATGAAGAAATGCCAGAGGATTTTAAGCCGGAAGATTTTAGGCTGGAAGAGGACGATGAGGTAGAGGGCTAGTGGCTAAAATTACCATAATTCGGCAGGGGGAGTCCCTCCCTTTTGTATTTGACAGGGATGGTAAAGATATCACGGGCTGGACCTGTCTTATTGAGGTGAAGATGTTTCCTGATGATGTGGCGATCATCTCTCGGACCATCACTCCTGAAGATGGGCAGTGGGCCGGTTTCTTAACGCAAACAGAAACAATGGGGTTAGATGTTGGTCTCTACTATTTGACCGCTCAATTGAGCAATGTTAGTACCGATGAAGAGGAGCAAAAACCAACACGATTCCAAGTAGCAAAGGCTTGGGTCTGAGTAGAGCTTTTTTTGTCGGCCCCACGCGGTTTAAAGGTATTTAAAAGGTGGTTCCCACGGTGGTTTTCGAAGCGACCCGAAAGGGGTTTAAACAGGCATCTTATAGAAATGAAATATTAATTTAAAAATAGAGGAGAAATCATGGCAGATCATCCAGGATCACATAAACCGAGAAAAGTTAAAAAACCTGAAAGGATTAAAAAGCCAAGAAGGAAATAACAATAGAAATGGGTAGACCCTTATAATGGGAATTATATACTTGTGCATGCATGAAAATACGTTAGAACGTGCATGCTATATAATCCTATACAAAGGCTGGCAAAATGAAACTGAAAATAGAATGAATCTTGATTATACAAACACGGCGAGGAAGAACAAGAGGCCGCAGTTTAAATAATGGGCAGACGAGCAACATACAGCAATCCTGATGATATGCAGGCGGTGATTTACCAGTATTTCGAGGGCTGTAAGTCTAATGGTGGCGACCGGGATAAAGAGAGCTGGAAAGAGTCTGAAATCACCAATGATATTCACCCGTCAATACTTGGATTATGCTTGGCTTTGGGTATCGGTAGGAACACTCTTATTGATTATGGAGAAAAGGAAGAATTTTCTAACACTGTAGAGCAGGCAAAGTTAGAAATTGAGTCATACAACGTGCAAAGGCTTTATGACAGTCAGGTAGCAGGTGTAAAGTTTGTATTAATCAATGGATTTAACTGGAAGGATAAGCAGGAAGTTGAACACACTGGTGACATGTCAAACAATGGGGGAATATGCCGAGCTTCTGAAATACTCAGAGAGTTTAGAGGAAGCGGACAAGGCGACTCTGTTGCGGGAGATGTGCAGGGCTGACCTGTATTTTCTTCTGAGGTATCCGTTAAACCGGCCTGATATTGAGCATGAATGGCTGTTTGATCGATGCCGTGAAGTTCAGGAAGCCCCTAATGGTTATCTGGATTTATGGGCGAGGGAGCACTACAAATCGTCAATCATCACCTATGCCAAGACTATTCAGGACATTCTTGCCAGTCATGGCGATGATCCTCTGGAGGAATGGGAAGGGAAAGAAGTAACGGTTGGGATATTCAGCCATACCAGACCAATAGCTAAGGGGTTTCTCCGTCAGATTATGCGGGAATTAGAGAACAACAGGGTTTTGATTGATCTCTTTCCTGAGATTCTTTGGGATAACGCTAAGAGAGACGCCCCTAAATGGTCAGAAGATGATGGGCTTATAGTTAAACGCAAATCCAACCCGAAGGAGTCCACAGTGGAAGCCTGGGGGATTGTTGAGGGGCAACCAACCAGCAAGCATTTCCTCATCAGAATTTACGATGATGTGGTAACTCAAGAGTCTACCCGGTCACCAAGCATGATGGCGAAAACGACCGATTCTTGGGCGCTCTCATTAAACCTTGGCGTCAGGGGTGGTTACGAGCGTTACATTGGGACACGCTATCATTTTAATGACACCTATAAAGAAATGTTGAAGCGTAATGCTGCAATCCCCAGGATATATCCAGCTACAGAGAATGGAAAAGTTGAAGGACTCCCGGTTTTGTTGACCCGGGCCGAGCTTGAAGAGAAACGCAGGAAACAGGGGCCATATACTTTTGGCTGCCAGATGCTTCAAGACCCGATTGCCGATTCCGTTCAAGGCTTCAAGTTGGGATGGATGAAGTTCTATCAGGGTGAAAAGACAGCCAAAGGAATGAATGTTTATATCTTGGTCGATCCCGCGAATGAAAAGAAAAAGAAGTCAGACTATACCGCGATGTTCGTGATGGGTAAGGCTAAGGACGGCAATGATTATGTGTTGGAAATGGTTAGAGACCGGTTATCCTTGACCGAAAGAACCGAAAAACTCTTTGAATTGCATCGAAATTGGTTACTTCCAGGGCAGAAAATCCCTGTCGGCTATGAGAAGTATGGAAAGGATGCGGACATTGAGCATATCGAAGATAAAATGGAACAAGAAAACTATAGGTTCATTATTACTCCGCTTGGTGGCACGATGGCCAAGAATGACCGGATCAGACGATTGATACCAGACTTTGAGAACGGAAACATTTGGTTCCCGGCCCGTTTTGAATACGTCAATCGCGAAGGCAAAGCTATTGACCTTGTACAGACATTTATCAATGAAGAGTTTGTCCCATTCCCGGTCGGAGAACATGACGATATGCTTGACGCATTAGCCCGGAAGAAAGATATGAACATTAAAGGACCTCTGGCTAATTTAAAGGCATTTAGAATGCCTCCGGCCCGTAAAGCATTTGGTCACTCTGGGAGGACACATTCGTAATGAAGGAAGATATCATTAAGCGAGAAGCTGACGAGGTTCTCAATGAAACTTCTAAAGAGAAGTTGGGGCGCTTTTTACTAGACATATCAACGGATGCTGATGTCATGTTTGATCAGATGGATGAAGCTGAAAATGATATGGGATTTCTACAAACGATCGGGGGCATGTGGAATGATTACTTTGAAAAAGAAATGCAGAACCGGGCCAAGCTGCAGTTTCCGTTGATCAACAATTTTATTGAACGCGTGAAGGCAGAATGGAACAACAACCGGATAAGTAGTGAGTTTCAGCCTGGCGATCATTTGGAAACCTCTGATAAAGATGCTGAACTATTAAATAGCATTCATCGAGCAGACTTCCAATTTCGAGGGACGGGAAAGGATGCCATTGATAATGCGGTGAAGGAAGCTATTACGTGTGGGTATGGTGCCTACCAGATTGCGGAAAGATGGGAGGATGAGGGAGATATCGAGAATGAGCGGCAAAGGATGGAGTACCGTTCGCTCTACGAGGCCTACAAAACTGTGATCTGGGACGCAAGCTCCCAAGCGATGAACAAAAGTGATGCGCGCCGTGTCACAAAGCTCAAGAAATATAACCGCCTTTCATTCCTGGAAATATGGCCGGACGAGGATACAGTCTCTGCCTATACCCCAAACCAACATTCTATTCGGTCAAATGTAAATAACCAGCAGGAAGCGGTTTACATTGCGACTCGCTACGAAAAGATAAAGAAGAACGCCGAACTGTGGGTTTACCGAAACAAGACGACGGGTCAACTGGATTTTGTTGCCGGTGATAATGAGGAAAAGCAGGCGGATTTTAAAGCACTGGATTTCATGGAAAAAATACGTGAACGTGAAATAATCAGTCACGAGATCCACAAGACGGTCTTCAGTGGCGCACGGATATTTGAAGGTCCTATACGGGTAACAGGGGATCAGTTGCCGATTATTGCTCTCTTTACCAACCGGTATTATGTGAATGGGCAGGAGTGGTATCAGGGCTTGCTCAGGCCATACAAAGACCTGCAACGGTTGTATAACTCAGTGATGAGCAGGAATGCGGAGGTGGCCAATTCGACACCTGTTGAAGTCCCAGTTGTGACGCCAGAGCAAGCAGCATCAGAGGGGTTTGATGAGGTGTGGACAGCACCAGACCCTGCTTATCTGACTCTTGATCCTCAGTATGATTTGGAAGGCAACGCTCTTCCTCTTGCCCA